ATATAGATAAATCTTGGAATGTATCTTGTTCAGTTTCGCCTACTTCGTCTCGGTGGCCTCATACAATTAATAATTACAATCTTTGAACTTTATCATTAACTCGGAACCATAATCCTGTCAACGATAATTTAACATCATCATTGGTTTCTAAATTTGTACCTACAGATATATTACCAGGTCCATAATTTTTTTGTTTTTTACAAAATAATATATACTGTTCATTCTGTATACGTTTAAACTCTGTACATGTCTTTGGATATTGAAGTTCGCAATACTTGACTACATCAGGCATTTCAATTTCAATTGATTCTTTAAAATCTACTCGAGGTCTATCTTTTATTGTTCTCATTTCAATAACTTTTTTATTTCTTTATCAGTATGGCCATATTTTTTAAGTAACTCTACTAACCGATCGCGGCCAAATTTATCTCTCATTAATAAACTAATATACTCCTCAGCCTCAACCTTAGATGATTGTAAATGATCTGTTAAGAACTTAACCAGTTCTGGATTATATTTATTCATCTTCTTTCCTTTTATATATTTAGCATACATCTTTTGTTTAGGTAAGATATCATGATATAATTGATATACATGTTTCTTACTTAATGGTCCTATTGTATACTGCTGAAACATGTCAATTATCTCTATTAACTCTGGATGCATTGATAACCATCTATTAATAAGATATGGAGAAAATGATTTACGATCTTGTTCAGTTAATGTACTCCATGGAGTTTTCTTATTAGTTATATTAGCTAAATGATCAAATATAGTTGCCGGCTTCTTCATTTACATCATCGGCATTTGCGGTTGAACTGGTACTGGTTTATCTTCTTTGATATCTGTCATGACACATTCCGTAGTTATCATTGTACCAGCTACAGATGCAGCCTTTTCTAATGCAACTCTAGTCACCTTAACTGGATCTACAATTCCTGCATCTACCATATCTTCTAATACCGTCTCTGTTCTAACATCATATCCTGCAGCAGTTCCATTTGCATTACATGTCACAATTTGGTTCCATACTACATCTGCATTGAGTCCGGCATTTGCTAAGATTGCATTAAATGGAGCATGACATGCTTTAATAATAATATCACGACCTAACAATTGATCATCATTTTCATATCCATATTCTGGGTTTGGTGAATAACCTCTTAATACAATTCCCCCTCCAGCAATAATTCCTTCTTCAACGGCTGCTTTAGTTGCATTTAATGCATCATCAACTCGATCTTTCTTTTCTTTCATTTCCACTTCTGAGCCGGCTCCTATTTTAATAACAGCAACACCACCAGATATTTTAGCTAAACGCTCTTGCATCTTTTCTGTTTCATAATCAGACTCACAACTTTCAATTTGAGATTTAATAGATTCTACACGTTCTTGTACTGCTTCAGCATCACCCCAACCATTTACTACTGTAGTAGTATCTTTAGTTACAATTACTTTTTCAGCTGACCCTAGCATATCTAAAGTTGCTTCTTCCAATTTATGACCTTTAGTTTCTGAGATAACAGTTCCTCCAGTTATTACAGCAAGATCTTGTAACATGTCTTTTCGGCGGTCACCAAAGCCAGGGGCTTTAACTGCGCATATTTTTAAAGTTCCTCTCACTTTATTTACTACTAACGTTGATAAAGCTTCTCCTTCAAGATCTTCTGCAATAATTAACATCTCTTTTCCAGATTGCACTGATTGTTCTAATATTGGTACTAACTCTTTCATGTTAGATATTTTTTTATCGACAATCAAAATATGCATATCAGTAAGTATTGATTCCATTTTTGCATTATCGGTAACAAAATATGGTGATACATAACCTCTATCAAATTGCATTCCTTCAACTACCTCTAATATAGTTTCTGATGTCTTTCCTTCCTGAACTGTTATAACACCATCTTGGCCAACTTTATTCATAGCCTCCGATATAATAGCTCCAACTGAAGAATCGTTATTAGCTGATATTGTACCTACTTGAGCAATTTCATCATTACCAGTAACTGGTCTAGCTTCTGTTTCTAAGTATTCTACCACATCTTTAACTGCAATATCAATTCCACGCTTTAATTCAATTGGATTAGCTCCATTAGCAATTTTTTTGAATCCTTCTTTTAGAATTGCATGAGCTAATACGGTTGCTGTTGTAGTACCATCTCCTGCCAGATCGTTTGTTTTCTGGGCCGCTTCCTTTACCATTTGGGCTCCGGAATTTTCAATCGGATCTTCTAATTCAATTTCTTTAGCGACAGATACTCCATCTTTTGTAATCATCGGTCCACCAAATGATTTTTCTAATACAACTGTTCGGCCCTTAGGTCCTAACGTTGATTTAACTGCTTCTGCTAATTGTTCAACACCGGACATTAATCCGTTACGTGCTTCTTCACCAAAAAGTAATTTTTTTGCCATAATATATTCTTGTTTTTTATTTATTTAAATATAAGAAAAATATTTCATTTTACCAAATTATTCTTCTTTATTGTTTGTAGATATTTTTGTATACCGGATTCCTAATTCTTTTATCTCGTAATGAAATCCTTGATTGCTATTCATATTAAGTATGTTTACCATTTCCTCTGCCGAATCTAATCTATCGAATTCTAATGGATGCTCATCATTATCCATCATTAAAACAGGGAGAGCTTTATTTGAATTACCATCAGGATTTCGATGATATTTAATTAGTATGAATATCCGGTCTTTCATTATTTTAACTCATTTAACATTTTTACAATTGTAGACATGACATGTAATTCCTTATCAACTGCAAATGAATCCTGGTATTGGGATTCTGCTAATATTAAAATAATACTTGCGATATGGCCGGTTGCATAATTGTCTATTTCATCAAACAAATATTTATGTAAAGCTGTAAAATCTTTAACTTTACTATCTGCAATTAATTTTCTAATATCTTTAAATGCAGTCTTCTTATCACTTCCAGATTTTAAAATATCTAACAACTTAGTCATATAATTAGCTTGTATAACACTAGTTGCATCTATCTTTAATTCATTATCTATTACTTGTCTCTGACAGCTATTTAATACCCGTCTTATATCCGGGTAGCCGGCGTTTATAATAGTAACAAGGTCTTTGTTATCATATTTAACTTGTAATTCATTAAGGATTTCAACTATACGTTTAGCAACTTCCTTTTTGTTAGGAGGTGTTATACCAAATACCTGACATCGTGATTGTATAGGATCTATAATCTTTTCAACGTAATTACATGTTAATATGAATCTAGTAGTTTTAGAAAATGTTTCCATTAAATTACGTAATGCAGCTTGACCATTAGGAGTCATATAATCTGCTTCATCTAATATAACAATCTTCCATTTTTTAAATCCAATAGTACTAGCATAATTCTTTATCTTAGTACGCACAGTATCCACATTGTTTTCATCCGAAGCATTGATATACATGATATCGGCATCTAACCCATTTGCTATAATCTTTGCAAGAGTAGTCTTACCAGTACCTGCTTGCCCATAAAACAATAGATGTGGCACATCTCCATTTTCTAAATATAGTTTAACTTTGTCTATGATATGTTCATTACCTACATATCCTTCTAATGTACCTGGCCGGAATTTTTCCACCCATAATGTATTTTCTTGATTTCCAAACATACTTATTTAATTACCTGTTGAACCATAACCACCATCTCCTCTTGAACTATCAGCTAATTCATCAGCTTCTTCTAATTCAATTTCTGGATAAGGCATTATTACTAATTGACCGATGCGTTCTCCATCATCGTATCGTTTTACATTTGCAAAATATTCATCACGGTCAAATTTATATCTAAATGTTATTTCACCTCTAAACCCCGAATCCATTACTCCTACACAATTTGCTAAACTAATGTCTTTTTTGGAAACTGATGATCTAGGAAATAACAATCCTACATATCCTTTTGGCAATTCAAATGATAAACCGGTATGATATTCTATAAAATTATGTTCCGTATTAATCTTATGAGCAATAGTAGTTATATCCATTCCAGCATCCCCAGGTTTTGCGTAACTAGGAGTAACTGCTGTATCGACTAATTTTTTAAATTTTACTTTCATATTAAGCTGCTTGTAATTGTACTAAATAATATGTAGATGTATATGTTTTACCGGTAAATGATACTCTAGCTAATCCGGCTTGAGATACTTCAATATAACCTTCATCTGCATCTTTATTAGCAGATAAAATTTCTTTGAATAGATTAGCTGAAAAGCAAGTCGCGTTTAATGTTTCCGATTTTTCCGGAACAATTGGCCACGTAATTCTATTGGTATTAAGAGTTGAATAATTCAATATCATCTTAGTACCAGAACCATTACTTTCTACCGCAAAGTTTTCAGTTTCAGGCAATGCGTTCTTTGATTTAATAAACTTATCTGCGAAGTCCTTTGTTAATTTAATTTTAACACCAAAATCAGGAAGGCCTTTCATTTGAGGAACTTGTCTAATAACTGATAAATCGGCTAACATAAAGGTTACATTAGTTGTCTTATCAGCAACATTAATTGAAAATGCAGCATCATCTGCTTTATTAACTTTAACATTAATATTTTCATCTAATGCAGTTAACAGCTTTGTTAATTGAGAAGTTGTATACACTCCTAATGTGCCATCTTCTACTTCAAAATCATTCATTGATACTGAGCCAACAACGTTTTGGTCATCTGTAATAAACTCACAAGACAATGTTTTGTCTTTAACATTTAAACCTACTGAATTAGCACTTCCTGCTAAATAATACTTGTCAATAAAACTAGTTAATTTTCTTTTTTCCATCTTTTTACTTTTATTCGAAGAATTGATTAAACACTTCATTATTTACTAAATCTCTTGTACTGCCACCGAACCTATCATATAACTGTCTATTCTTGTTATAGATATGTATAGCTTTATCAGGGTCCTTAAACATCTCTTCCATGCTCATTAATATAGAATAGAAGTCTCTTGGAACTACTGTTTGTAACAATTCGTTATGACATTTTACAATTTCTTCTACTTGCTTAACTGTATCATTAAATACAAATAAATTGTTTAATGTCATTTTCATTGTAACATCGCCTTTATAATTTGATACATCGCCGAACGTAAATCCTTCTGATACTGGATGTCCTAATGGATTAGGGACTAAATCATCTGCATTGTAAGGTAAATTTTCTCCTTTTGGAAAATATAAATCCGTAAAGGTCATTTTACTTAATTGAGGCGAATGTAAATATGTTCCATATACAGGATATAGGCCAGGTGATGACGAATCTGTAGATACTTGTATTCTACCTCCATGATATTTGTTTACCATCTTTTGAAGGAAACTCAACATAAAGAAATCAGATATCTTTGATATACCTAATACATGTATAAATTGATTACGAGCCTTTTCAAATTCTCTATTTTTAATCATAGGAACTAAAGCTGACATAAACATAGTAACACGTTTTTGAGCACCTCCAATACACCAGCCATTGAATTCAAAGTCTTTCATCTTTTGATACCAAGCCTCATATTCTTCAACATTGTTACCTTGAATAACATTTAAGAATTTACATTTACCAGTTTGGTTATCTGCGAAATATGTAAAGTTATCATAACTAATATCCATACATTCGTAAAACTTTCCATCATACTTTGCGCGCGGTGGAATATCTAAGTTAACTCCTAGATCACAATTGGCTTCTAACCAATCAAATATAGTTTTCTTAAATGTAGGATCCCATTTAATAGCACCAGTTGCCAACTGGAATCCTCCGGAATCACCTAATACTAATACATCATCATCTAATCCATATCTATCTCTAGCATCCATCCATTTGTAATGGTGGCCGGCCGTAATTAGGAAATATGGATGTCTCCATGGTTCTGGAAATTCTTTATCATAAAATCTACATGTAAGTCCAGGCTTAACTTCTTTATTCTTCTTGAAGTCTCCTGCACATCCTCCTGCAGATAATGATGGGTAATAAATCAAATCTTTCATTAAAATAATTCCAATTGAGGTGTTCGTTGTTCTAATTTAGTTTCAAAGTCCTGATGTAACAGTTCTTCACAATATTCTTTTTCATGCCATACATTAATCTCTTTATCAAAGTCATTGGCAATAATATATCCTTCCATCTGTCTACCTAAGTTGGATACTTTACCAATATCATAATGAGTTCTAGGATCATTAATGGCATCCCATATAGTATCTACTGCGGATTGCACATCAAATGGTTTATACAATCTGTCTTGATCGATAAATTCTGGAAAGCTTCGGAAATCTGGGAATACTATATCAGCTCCAAATGCCGTCGACTCGATTACTGTCCATGACACATAATCTTGTAACGATGAATTAAACTGCAATTTACATGTAGCCAATTCTATATAATATTCTTCCTTTGTTAAACCAGATAATAATTTAAACCTAGGCTGGTCTTTTGCCATTTCATTCAATGCATCCATAACACCAGGTAACATACTTCTAAATGATTTACCGGATGTAGTAACGTGCCATTCATAATCTGGATTTTCATTTAAAAATTGTTCGGCTACTTTCATCATAAAGAAAGGATTCTTTTCTTTATCTAATCTAGATGAATATACAATTACATTTTTCTTTTCTACCTTACCATCACAAGCGTGATAATAATCAGCCAATACTTGTATAGTAGATTGTAGATGAATTGGTAATGATACAACATGTATAGGAGCTTCAAATCCTGCTTCACGAAGTTGTTCTTTATGAACCGTACTTCCTACAAATATACCAGTCAATCGTTTATCCAATCCTAATTCATAAGGACGCATCCAATCACGCATTGGATAAGTGAAATCATATTCATCAACAGATTGAGCATGACACATTGTATACACTTTCACATCCTTATAGCCATATAGGTCTAATGCATACCATATGGCTTCAACTCCAGGTGTCCAATAGTCTTGCAAGAATATTATATCACCGTCCTGTACTTTGTCGTTATACAGTAGGTTTAAGAAGTGATGGCATTGAGATAAACAGTATTTGCCTCTACCAATTGCATCTAATACTGCACCTACCTTAATTTCACAATCCGGATCAAACTGTCCTTCTATATCTACAAAATTAAGATCAGGATATTCTGCAAATGTCTTTGGCATCCATTCTTTACATAACTGATATGTATACCTAGCCTTTAAAGGTTCGAGACCAAAATAAAATAAATTTCTTTTCATGTTACTCTTTTGTTCTATCAAATTTATAATCATCTGGATTAATTTCCATCATATTGCATTTTGTAATCTGATGTACTCTATACCAGCCAGCGTCAATTGATAATGTATCTGTATTCTTTAATTTGGCAACAAATTCATCTTGTATTCTGTATATAATATGAGCTCTATTAAATATAGACATTGGAATCTTATCCATTGTTTTTGAATTAGCTTCCACAGTTACATATTGTTTTGTTTCTAAAATAGTATGAATATCGTTCCAATTACTATGCGTACAACACATTTCAATATATTCGATTGTAAAATATACATGAGGATATTCTTTATAATTTTTAGGTAATTGACCTCTAACAAAAACCGTTTCAATGTCAGACAACCTGCCTTCTACCTCTTTACCATACCAGTAACTTTTTCCGTACATATCTTTTTATTTTTTATTAATATAAGAAAGTTTTCGCAAACAACCAAATCTTTTTAATTAAATGTTATTTACTTTTTTTACTATTTAAATTATGAACATCTGCCCATACTTTATCAAATCTTCTATCCATGTTAGAAGTCAATCCTTCTAAACTCCCGAAGAGATCTCTACATGAATTTTCAAGAGCAATATCACTATTCTCTTGATGTGCTTTCAACTCATTAACCTGTTTGGCCAACCTTATCACTCTTGAAACTGCAAACGATAACGCTCCAACTCCAATGGTACTTAAAACTGTAATTAATGTTTCCATAATATTCCTTTTTTTTGAATATTTAGCCGAATGCAAAAAACTTTCCTAAATTATTATTTTCTGGGATCAACCCCCAATTCATGGCACTATAAAAATCGTTTAACTTATTTGCAAATGCTGATTTAAATACTTTATCATAATCTATATGATTTTGTACAAATGATGCAATTACTTCTGGATCATCATATCCTTTTAATGCTATAGTATCTAATCCCATTGAATTATTTTTAAGGTATGTCCATTTAATCTTTTCTCCATTTATAATACCACGTATAGTTTTAATTTTATGATGCTTTAACATGTCATTATAATTTAACGCGGACTTAACATGGACCGGAGTGCCTTTCATGCGGACCGCAAATGGCCTATCACCTTTACGTATATATTTTTTAACATTTTTAACTCCGATTGGGAACATAACATCTATCAATTCCAATGTCTTCATATGCTCTTTAAAATCTAATATCTTCTGATCTAATTCTGGCTTATCAATGTCATTTAACATGTCCTCTAATACCTCTGCCATGAACTTTCTAAATGAAGGCGGAAAAGATGATCGCACGACATCCAAACCTTTCACGTCTAGTTTTGATACAGTATGGCCTTCCACATTAATTATCCATTGTGCATAACGCTTTTTAGCAATCCATAATCCTGCTTTAGCGACATTTTCTTTCTTGATATCAAATCTATGAGTATCAACATTATGAAATTTCTTACCATATATATCATATGATTTATTCATAAAACTTTGAACTTCATCTGCTATTTCAATTGTCTTGTCAGACATAAACTTCTCATCTGTAATATCATAATCCGGATAACGTTTTTCTATTAATGGCAATGATGAGAAGAATACAGAATCTGTATCAATGTATATATTATAATCTTTCTTTTTGCCTAACTCTTTAAAGTAAAATTGGTTACCTATATCAGCAGTGAACTTAATCAATTGCTGACCAGTACTAGTAATTGCAATTGCATTGTCCGGATCAAAGAATCGGAAGCTAGGGTTACCTAATACTCCATAGAATGAGTTAAGAAGAATCTTAGTTACTAACTGCATTCTATCAAAATATTCTGCCTTAGCTTCATCTCCTTCCTTTTCATACTTCTTTCTTAAGTTTTTATATTCAACACGCTCATTAAACCATTTATCCAGGATAGATGGCAAGAATCCTTTTATCTGAGTATCATATACAACTCCATTTGCTGCTATTGAATATTTATTTGATTCTAAATAATTTCTTAAGTCTCGAGATGTTTCCCAACCATTCCATTCATCTGAATAATGAGTACCGGTATTCTTAACATATGCCTTAGGATCAAATTTTTCTAACTTAGTTACTTTGGTTTCTGGTGATATATTAAGTGTCATGATGATACTAGGATATAACGATGTTAAATCGAGGTCATATACCCATTTATAACGACCTGCATTTGGTGGCTTGACATATGCTCCTAATAAATTTAATTCTTCATTAGACCTAGGTGGACGGCTAGGAGATACAATGTTCATACGTTTCATATATGTTAATGCAGCGCCATCTAAGTATCTAGTTGGAAACAAGAAGTCTTCATACGGAACATGGCCTTTATGACATATACCACGAGCCAAATCAATTAACTTCATTTTTTGATCTATCTCCCAAACCAGATCCACATCGTTCATGTTATAATCAATATAACCTTGAATATCATTACGCATAAGGTCATCTAATGTACCTTCATATTTCATTTTACCTTTGCCTAATTCTTTTTGAGATATAGCTTCTAATGAATAACTTGACTCTTGAGAATATGTAAAGTTTTTATATAATGCCATATAATCTAAACATGATACCCCAGATATACGATATCTGTTTCTATGCTTCAGCCAAATAACATCTTTGATAGGAGACAATGATCTGGCTTGGTCTTCGCCTAATATCTGCACCATACGATTATAAAGATATGGTATATCAAAGAAATCGATATTCCATCCGGTTATAATGGTAGGCTGTATTTCGTAATATTTGTATAAGAATTTTTGTAACAAAGTATGTTCATTATTACATGACACTACTTCATATCCTGGCTTTGATACATTTTCAACTACATTATCTTTATCTAATATCCATACATGTCTTTGATCACCAGCCTCATCATATATTGCAATAGAAGTAACTTCATTTTGAGCTTCTTCTGGAGTAGGAAATCCAGATGCGATATCTACCTCAATATCAATAAACAATGTTCTATGACCTACCGATGCCTCATCTGAATCTGTATACGTATCAATTAAGGTACGCATTTCTGGATTGATATCTGCTTCATATAATCCACGCTCTTCGCGATCGGGATTTTCTACACGTTGTACAGTTTGGCCGTCTAATGCAACCATATTTCCATATGTAGCTTTACGATATGCGTATGGTTTATAATTGATAGTAAAATGACCTTTTTGATCATCCCAGATATGTACTTTGTTAGTACGTTTATGATATGCAACTGCTTGATACATTAGTTAATCTTATATATGTTTCTATAATTTCTTTTCAACGAATTATCATCTAATCCATATCCTACTACCCATTCTTTATCAATTTCAAAACAAAAATGATCCACTGGCGGGCTATCTTCTTTACGCTTAAGTAATGTAACCACTTTTACTTCATCGGGAGTCATATCATCAACACGTCTCAATATTTCCATCATGGTAGCACCAGTATCTACAATATCATCGATAATATAAACACGTTTGCCTTTACAATGTATTTCTAGATCTTTGGTAATTTTAACTCCTCCGGAGTTATCCTGACCTTCATATGACTTAGCCCGGACGAAGTCCATTTGTACATCAATACCCATATCTTTCATTAGATCTGCAAAAAATGCGTAACCGCCATTTAATACACATATCATTACTGGTGGATATGCATTTCCAGATTCTCTATGTTCTTCTGATATCGCATGTGCTAATGCTCGCACACGTCGTTCTATTTTATATTCTGGTATAAGTATTTCCATTAATAACCTTTAGCAAATTCATAATACTCATTTCTAGTTGCTGCATCATCTTTAAATGCTCCAGTCAATTTACTAGTCTTCATACTAGCGCCGCCATGTTTTACTCCACGACATTGCACACAATTATGAGTAGCTTCTATCATCACTGCTACACCATTATTATCAGCTATAATTTGTGATATAGCATTATGAATTGCAACTGTTAATTGTTCTTGTATTGCACCTCTACGAGCAAAATGTTCTACTAAACGATTTAATTTAGATAATCCGATTACTTTACTATCTTTACCTGGAATATATGCCACATGCACTTTACCCATGATAGTTTGATGATGATGAGAACACATAGACGTTAAAGGAATCCCTCCTTCAAATACCATACCATCATATCCATCACTAGGAAATGCTGTTATTGATGGGGGTGCCTCATATCTTCCTGCCCATAAATCATTTACATACGCTTTTGCAACACGTGCCGGTGTATTATCTGAATTTGGGTCATTACGCCAATCACATTGTAGTGCATCTAAAAATTCTCCAAATGCCTCTGCCGCAGTTTGAATCATTATCTGTTTTTCACTCTCTGTTAAGGGCCGCGTTTTTGCTACGCCGTTTGCAAAACCTGCCTTTACTAGTTCTAAATTTACCGAGTCTTTCATTTTATACCTTATCCGTTGATACCATTTCTACTTCTGATTCTCTTACTAATATATACTTATCATCTTCTAATTCAATTTCATTATCTCCTCTAGTCAATCGAGAATGAATTAAAACTACATCACCAACTGTAGTCGACATTGGTATACGATTACCGGTTTGAGTAAATAACCCATTTCCAACTGCAACTACATCTGCGTATGAATAATTATTTTGATTACTTGTCAATATAATACCACCTTTAGTAGTTTCTTGACCTTCTTGAGTTTTTAGGAGTATCTTATCTCCCATTGGTTTCATTTTCATATAATTTTCCTTTTTAAACTGCTCTATCTGTATTAAATGCTATGATATGATCTCTACCTGTCATGTTATAACCATGTTCTGCACATAATTCAAATACAAGTGGATACATTTTAATTAACTGTTCTCTTTCATCACCGGCTGGCATAATATACGTTTTATCTTTTGGGACTCCTAATTCAATACGATATGCTTCAATTTCATCTAAATTTTTATCTGTACCATCCCATACTGGCTTATAATGGTAATCTGTATGAAAACTTATCATCTGTCGAATTGCATCTGTATTTAAACGTTTCCTGTTATGGACATCTATAAATTTTTGGTCAACAACTTGACCGCCAGGAGTAACAGCCCCAATAACAGGCACGGAATTACTAAACTTAGGACTAAGGCTAATGAGATCAATAGGATAATCGGTCTCAACAAAATGAGATCCTTCAGTTTCAATAGTAATGATAATATTTCTTTCATTTGCAAAATGTGTTAATTCGTTTACTAATGCCGGTTGCATTGTCGGTGACCCGCCGGTTAACATCATTTCCTTTACATGAGGATTATCATCATATATTTTAACAATGTCATTAAATGTAAATTTACCTTTTTCTGGATGTATAGATGAATACCATGAATCGCACCATCCTCCTTCGCCAAAATAACATCGATGAGTGCAACCAGTTACTCGTATTGCAATAGTCGGTCGACCAAATCGACTTCCTTCGGATTGTACACATCTATACAATTCATTGATAGGGAGTACCTTATCATAATCTTTTATTCGTTTATTCATAACTTATTCCGTATATATTGATGAATTTCTATCGGCTTCCCAGCACTCTACTTTTACTACTTTTACTCTACCACCACCCGTTAAAGCCAATCGTTCATTGAATTTATCATATACTAATTTGGCACAAGATTCGGCGCCCATTTTATCCATAACTCTTAAAGATAAAGTACCTAATTCTTCCATCATTTGAAACGATTCTAGTTGAGGATCATCTTTCTCTATTAAACATGTATGATCCCACATATAATTCATCCAATCTTTTAAACCATTACCAGGAGTAGGCTCTGCATCTGTTGATTTAAATCCACCATAATCCATAATCCAATTCATTTCATCTAATTGGTTTTCTTCTAACGGTTCATGTGATTCAAACCATACTTTGAATTTTAAAGCATATCCATGTAATAATTCACAATGTGAATGTGCAGCTTTATGCTGTCTCAAAGCTACCGAATAGTTATCGAATACTTTAGTTGATTGATACTTCCCCATACTATTCCTTTGAATATGTCCATGCCATCCAGTACTTTTTGCCATGTAATAGGTGAGACGCTGTTTTAGCAATATGGCCGGCAAAATCAGCCATATAATTTAATAATTCTGCTTCACTTGTAAACATAGTAAAGTTATCCGCATATGGATAATAATCTGCAAATGTAATACCGCTATGGTTTACCGATCGGTCGTTAACTGTTTCAAATGTCATTGTACGTAAATACTCTTGATCATAATGAGGTAATTTACGTAAATCAAACGTCATTTCGACATCTTTAAATTTAAAATTTTCCATGTAACTAATTGTTTTTTAAATATTCTTCTTTTGGAACTCGGGTATCAGTTTCATGGTCAAATACCATTCCATCAATAACTGATATTTCATTCATTATTAAATCGCTTTGATAATTACATTCCTCATCTGTAATTAAACCTTTTGAATAACCGTTAATTAATTCTAGTACTTGATCTTCTTTTGACATATCTTTATCTTTTTATATAATATAAATATAAAGAATATATTCCGTACTACCAAATCTTTTTACTGCTTTTCCAGATAAATTCTTTATAATACAAGTCTCGAATCCAATCATGTGATTTCACAACTTCCTCCAGCACATGCCAATTCACCTTTCAAATCAGTCTCGTCTTCTGTTTCAAGTATATCTATTAAATCTATAGATGTTAATGATCCCATAAGACGTTCATATTCTTCTTTTGTAATATCTTCAAATGGTGCCTGAGTATATGTTCCTCCGTTATAAGGTAATACTGATAATCCATTATAAGACTCTTTATTATCCCACATCCATTCTCCGGCTGCGTCCCATTCATGATCTCTTAATGATATTGTCGCTGAGACATTATGAGTATTATTACCAGATCTATGACCAGGCTTAATCCATTCTTGTGCAACTCGTTTAACTCTTTCTAACAATTGGAATGGGGATTCAGTTCTCATTATTGCACCATCTGGCGCTTTTTGTGGTACAGAAATAACTGCGGTATCATGAGGTCTAAAATATTCATCTTCTACTAGCTCTGGATGATGTTCCATTAAATGTTTATAGATCGATTCATTCTTACCTACGCGTATTCTTCGTATATAGTAATCGTTATGCCATGCATGAATACCTGATGATGTTCCTAATGTCAAAGAAGTTGTTCCAGCCGGTTTAACGGTAGTCGTTCTGGCTGATTTGTTTATTCCAATTAACTCCGCTACTCTTGCGTTTTCTGTCTTTACAATTTTAGCCGCAGCTTTCATATCATAACCTAATACCGTACCAGATCCTATACCGGTCATTGATACTCCAATTAAAGCATCCTTTTCTGTTGTTCTTTGCCATACTGGTCTTAAATAATGGAAATCAGTATATCCAGCTTGGAGCGTTCCTATAAATGATGCTACTTTTACACGAGCTTCAAAGTCTTCCTGGGATTCAATATTAGATACATTCACTTCACATAAGTTACAGAATTGATATGGACGTAATGCAATTTCACAACATGGATTAGTTCCCCAATCCTTGTCATTTGATAGATAAATTCCCGGTTCGCCGGCTCCAGATAATTCTACACGTTTCCATAAGTCCATAAAGAATTCTTTGGTAATTTTATGTCTCATTAACACGGCTGAATTATTTGCTCTCCCTCGTTGTGGATTCAATTCCCACCAATTACCTGCTTTACATGATATCATTTCTTCATCGTGAGCACTAAATAAGCTAATCAAGGCAGCTCTTCGAATGCCGCCGGCTAAAACAGCATCGGCTATATGACATACTACATCATGAGTTTCTAATGTCGATAATTTATCACCATCTACCTTTTCTTTTAACAATCCTTCAATTTTAACTAAACATTCTTTAAGCGGTTGAGGTCCTGGTGCTTTACCTCCAGAAGTTACTAATCTTGCACCTTTAGGTCTAATATCAGAATAGTCGAACTTTAAATGAGATCCGCCCATGAAATAATTTTTCATCAATGCTTTAACTGCATCAGCCCAACCTTCAATTGAATCTGC